TCCACTCGGAGGGTCCACTGTGGTTCCTCTTGGTCGCGCGACCACGGCACGAGCTCTGGGCAATCGTTACTCCACCAGGAGGTCGATGTGATTATCCATTCTCTTCCTGAAGGCACCACTGCTCCTCAGGTGTTCCAGCTCACTGCTGAGAACTATGCAGGAGATCCAGTGGACCTCACTCTGGAGGCATTCACTGTCACCATCGAGGTGTATGACAAGTATGCAGCACCAGCCACTGGGATGGGCACAGTGCAGGTGCTCACGAACGACATCATCTCCTTCACACCCAATCCAGCGAAGTGGAAGGCATCCATGTCTCCATACACTGTGCGATGGGTCGTGACGAGTGACGAAGGCGGAGTGTTCAAGGTGCCGAACAGTGTGCAACCAGATGTGTGGCAGGTGTCCAAGCCATGATGCGTAATCTGCTCGCCAACATCGCTCTCAAGGCGATCGGCAGGGACACATTCGGACAGATCCTCTCGAATTATGGGATGTCTGCTCCTCCTCGCATCGGCACGAATCAATTGCTCAAGGCATACAGCACGATGCCATGGCTCCGTGCTTGTGTGCAGAAGAGCTCGTGGTCTGTGGCCACCAATCGATGGCAGCTCTTCGTAGCCCAGAAGAATGGCAAAGCGATCAAGGACGACATCTTCGCGAAGGCTCACAACACGAAGCAGCGACATGCTCTCGTGAAACAAGGTCTCCAGACTGGGGATCTCCGTGAAGTAGAGAACAATGCGTTCTTCGAGTTCATCCAGCAGGGCACTCCGCCCTTCTTCGATGGGATGATCGCTGGTCAGCTGACGCAACAGCATCAGGATCTCGTCGGCGAATCTCTCTGGGTCATGGAGCGAGGATCAGTTGGTGGGAAAGGCAGGAGAGGAGTCCCGATCTCTTACTGGGTCATTCCTCCCTCGTGGATTCAGTCCGTGCCCACGATCAACAGTGCCTTCTTCGACATCGTCGGTCCATATGGCTCTCGCACTGTGAATGCCGAGGACTGCGTCTGGATGTATTATCCCAATCCGAGTGATCCATACCAGCGTGGATCTGGCATCGGACATGTGCTTGGCGATGAGCTCGAAACGGACGAGTATGCTGCCAAATACATGAAATCGTTCTTCTACAACGATGCGAGACCACCATTCCTGGTCAGTGTTCCTGGTGTGGACAAGACCGAGACTGATCGTCTCGCGACATGGTGGCAAACCAAGCACCAGGGATTCGGTCGATGGTGGCGTCCTGCGTTCGTCAATCGGGAGTTCAAGATCCATGAATTCGGTCAGACAATGCAGAATCTCCAGATGGTGCCGATCCGCCAGTTCGAGCGGGACACCATCATGCAGATCTATGGCTTCCCTCCTGAGATCTTCGGCATTATCGAATCATCCAATCGAGCCACCAGCGAGGCAGCAAAGGCCATCTATGGTGAACATGTGGTGGAGCCGAGACTCGAATTCAAGCGAGCCGCTCTGCAGAAGGTCGCACGAGAAGAGTTCGATGAACGACTGATCCTCGACTTCGTCTCACCGATCCCCGAGGACAAGGAATTCACTCTCAAGGCGATGCAAGCAGTCCCGCACAACTACAAAGTGGACGAGCATCGCGAGAAGGCTGGATTCGAGCCTCTGAAAGACGGATCTGGTGATGTTCACATGGTGCCATTCAATGTGGTGCCAAAGAAGAGGATCGACGAGGAGGACGAGCCAGTTCCTGCTCCCGCTCCCAAGCCTGCTCCTGCTCCGAAGCAGACCCGATCATTCGTCCGGAAGGACTTGGACGAGGACGACATCGACGAGGTGCTCGCAGCAGTCAATCCGAAGAAACTTACCAAGACCACGAGCAAGGTGATCAAGTCCACGGTGGCGAAGTTTGGCCAGAAGACTGCGTCCGAGGCATCTATCAACATCACATTCGATGTTGGCACTCCGAAGGTGGCCAAGTTCCTCAAGGAGTTCGCAGGAGAGCGGATGGAGGATATGGTCAATGCAACCACGATCTCCAAGCTTCGAGATACGATGTCCGCAGGAGTGGCTGCTGGCGAATCCACGAAAGACATTGCCGCACGAGTTCGCGAAGTCTTCGAGGATTCCACTGATTCGCGCGCGGAAACAATTGCTAGGACCGAAATTGCTCGAGCGTCCAACTTTGGTAGCATCGAGGGAATGGCTCAGGCAGGAATTGAGAAGAAAGAGTGGCTCGCGACGCAGGATGAAAATACCAGAGACACTCACTCGGAGATGGATGGTCAGATCGTCGGGATAGACGATGATTTTGAGTCTCCTGCTGGAGGCACTGCTGCCTATCCTGGTGATTTTGGGGATCCTGCAGAGGACGTCAATTGCCGATGCACAGTGCTGTCGGTCATCGACAAGTCTGCTCGAACTACTCGATGGAGAGGGATTGAAGCGGAGAGGGCACCATTCGATCGGGCAATGAGACGTGCATTGCGACAGGGATTCACTGATCAGCAGGCGGACGTTCTCTCCGCGCTCGAAGAAGTCAGTGGTGAGTCTGTCTAGGAGAGGAATGATGAAGAATCTCAAGTTCGTCAGCCTGGCAGACTTCAAGTCGTTTGCCCAGGAGAAGAAGACGGATGCCCCAATCGACATGGGCGTCCTGAAGGCTGGTCCGATGGTCGACATCAAGAGTGTCGACACCAAGCTCCGCACCGTGGATTTCATTATCTCGGACGAGAGCGTGGATCGGGACAACGACACGATCGCTGTCAGTGGCTGGGACATCGCGAATTACTCAGCCAATCCTGTGGTCCTGTTCGCTCACGATCATTGGCAGCCACCTGTGGCGAGGAGTCTCTCACTCACCATGCAGGGCACGCAGTTGCGCAGCAAGGCACAGTTCACTCCCAAGGACATGTATGCCTTCGGTGACATGATCTTCCAGTTCTACGAGAAGGGATTCATGCGTGCCACGTCGGTGGGATTCAAGCCAAAGGAATGGAAGTTCAACGACGATCGCAAGTTTGGCGTCGACTTCCTTGGACAGGAGCTCCTCGAATACTCTTGTGTCCCTGTCCCATCGAATCCTCATGCTCTCATGGACGCCAAGTCCAAAGGCATCGACCTTAATCCTCTTCGTGCGTGGGCCGAGAACTATTTGGACGACGAGAGGCTGATGAAGGATGCTGGCCATGCGAAGGATGTGCTCGAGAAGATCCGAGCCATGACCGTCGAAGGCAAGTCCATGATGGTCTATCTCGGTGATGTGAAGAGTGCCACCGAGGAGCAGGAAGTGAAGGAAACCACCTCGAACTTGTTGCAGATGTTCCGTTGCAAGTCGTTCGAGTCCTTCGCGAAGTCGGTCGATCATCTTCACGATTCGGCGGAGGCTGCCCAAGCCTGCGATCTTCAGAGAGACGTGCTGCGAACCATCATCCCAGCTCTCTGCAAGTTCGCGAAGATCAATGCGGAGACCGACATCGAGGGATACGAGGCACTGAAGGTGAAAGCCGGACGTGTCCTCTCAGCCACGAACGAGAGAAAATTGCGCTCAGCGATGGCCAAGAGTGACGAGCTCGTCACACTGATTCGCGAAGTGCTGGACCAACTCGACACAGAGGAGGAAGAATCCGAGGACGAAAAGAGCAAGAAGGCAGCCAAGGCAGACGAAGATCCGGGCTTCTTCGAGTTCGACGAGGATCCCAACGAGCTCGACATCACGGAAGCCCAGATCAGCGAGGCCATCGCAGCGTCAGTCGGCGATGAGTTGCGCTCGCAGATCAATGCGATCACCGGACGGGTGGATTGATCGCCGATTCGACAAGGAGAAATGGAATGACGAAAGCAGAGATGGACAAGTTCATCCAGGACAAGATCAAGGAAGTCGCTGGACCGGTGGTCGCCGATATCGTGACGGCGATGAAGGAGAAGTCCACCAACAACTCACCGATGCTTGACGTGGGTTCGAAGGAGGATCGTCTCGCGCTCGCGAAGACCGAGAAGGGTCTCGTCTTCGGTGGCGTCGTGGCCGCTCTTGCCAAGGGCAAGATGAATCGCGATGTCGCTCTCGAATATGCGGACAAGACGCTCAAGATGCCTGGTGTCGTGAAGGCACTGACCGCAGGCGTCGGCGAAGAGGGTGGTTTCACGATCGGTGTCGAGCACTCCGACGAGATCATCGATCTGCTGACGGAGCGCGCGAAGATCCGTGCGACGATCAAGAACGTGACGGATCTCTCGGCTGGTGTGGCTGAGGTCTCCAAGCTCACGTCGTCTGCCAGCGTCTCGTGGGGCGGAGAGATCATGAAGATTCCTGCGAGTCAGCAGGGCTTCGGGATGCTCACGCTGCGTGCGCGCCAGGAGAAGACTCTGGTGCCCATCAGCAACACCCTGCTGCGCCGTGGTGGTCCTCGGGTCAGCAACATGATCCGTTTCGATACGCTCCGTGCGATGGCTCTGGGCGAGGACGAGGTCCTTCTCAGGTCTCCTGGCACCGAGCATCGTCCCAAGGGTCTTCGCTATTGGATCCCTGCTGCCAACGTCATCGCGTCGTCGGCAACTCCGGATCTGGACGAGGTGACATCCGATCTCGGCAATCTTGTGCTCGCGCTCGAGCTCGGGCATGTGGGCCTGACGGCTCCGTATTGGGTCATGAATCCTCGCGAGAAGCAGGGTCTCATGACGGTGCGGATCCCCAATGGTCCGTATGCGTTCCGCGATGAGCTCCTCGGAGGCACTCTCTGGGGATTCCCCGTCGTGTCCACCACTCATCAGCCTTCGGATCTCGTCGATGGAACGAAGTCGGAGATCATGCTCTACGACGGTGACGAGATGACTCTCGGCCAGGGTCCGCAGCTTCAGGTGGCTCTCTCGGAAGAGGGCGTCATCGTGGACTCCGAGGGCAACATCACGTCGGCGTTTCAGCAGAACATGACCTTCATGCGTGTGATCAGCGAGGTCGATCTCGTTGCTCGCCACGCAGAAGCCATCGCGGTCTTGACCGGGGTCAACTGGGGTCCGGGCGAGATCACGAACTAGTCCACCTGATCATCTCGAAGCAGAAGGAGATTCACATATGTCAACTCCGAATGCCCCGGGAGCATCGCACGCGAGTCAGGTCGACTCTGGCTCGCGCATTCTCACCGTCTTTGGCCTGGCTGGACAGGAACTGACGGGTGGCGATACTCTCGAGGGTGGTGTCATCGATCGTGCTCTCTATGGCATGCCTCTCTCATGTCAGTTCGCGTGGCCTGTCACTGTCACCATCGCATCTGGCGAGTCGATGGACTTCGCAATCACGGTCATGGACGCAACGACGGCTGCTCCCACTGATCCGGAATCCAGCACTCCTGGGACGTTTGCCGAGTATGGCGACACGAATCCCACGATCGTCACTCTCGAGGGCAATGACGAAGGTTCCGAGCTGGAAACCTGTGTCATTCTCAACGTCGATCTGGCAGGCGCTCGTCGGTTCGTGCGTGCCGATATCATGGCATCTGGCGAGTTGTCGCTCGCTGGTGTTTGCGTGCTCGGAGGAGTCGAGACTCTTCCGTTTCCCTAACTAGAGGAGGGCTCTCCGGAGCCCTCTTCACAAGGAGTCAAGATGCAAGCAGCTGAAATGGGAGCAGCCCACTCCTCGCATATCAATGCGGGGTCTGTGCTCTATGCCGTGACAGCAGGTCGAGCACGATCGGTGGTGGCAGCATCAGTCACGTCTGGCATCCAGGACAACTTCTGGCATGGTGGTGTGGCTGTCGATCGCACCACTCCGGCATTGTTCTTGTCTGCTCAGGGTGCTGTCTGTGTTCTTCCGGTGTTGAACACTGGAGAATCTGTGGTCATCAGTCGTCGATATCGTCACTCGGATGATGGCATCACGTTCGTGGAAATTGATGCCTATCCGGATGCCGACTTCGTCGATGTGACGGTCACTGCAGCAGAAATGGTGACCACTCCTGCTCCTCGCACGATTCGGGACAACCTCGATCTCGCTGGATGCAAGCAATACATCCGACAGGATATCAAGGTCAATCTGTCTCGTGCGAACACCGATGTGGCGCACATCTCGGGCATGTTCGTCCTTGCTGGCACCGACACTGGTCCAGTGAACGAGAACTGATATGCGTCGACTTGAGATCGGTCCCAGGAATTCACGTCTCAAAGGATTCGAGACGATGGATATCCTGCCTGGTCCTCATGTCGACCATGTTGGCGATTGTCGCAAGATGCCATTCCCGGACAGGTCCTTCAACCTGATCTATGCGTCACATGTTCTTGAGCATGTTCCGTGGTATCAGGTGGCGGACACTCTTCTGGAATGGCATCGAGTCTTGAAAGATGATGGGACTCTTGAGGTGTTCACGGTCGATGGGCTGAAGATCGCGAAGGCTCTCGTCGATCTTGAAGAAAACAATGTGTCGCCGATTCATCACGACAACTGGACTCGATTCAACGAGAAGCGCAACCCGTATCTGTGGATTGCTGGACGGATCTTCGCATATGCGAAGACGAGCAAAGCGAATGATCCAAACTGGCATCATTGTCTGTTCACTCCACGATTCTTGCAGCAGTCTCTAATCGAGGCAGGATTCAAAAGTGTTCAACTCCTCAATCGGGATCGTGTTCGTGGCCCCGATCATGGATGGATTAATCTTGGAGCGTGTGGCATCGCATGAAGATCAGTGTCCGAACCATCACCGACCTGAACTACATCATGGTCCGTCGAATGCACGAACTGCCTCAGTTCGATATGATTGTTGGCATTCCTCGATCTGGGTTGATGGCTTCGTTGATGCTTGGTCTTCACATGCAGAGAACAGTGTTGAGTCTTGATCAATACTGCAACGATAATGTGACATCTGAACTGAAGACGATCTTGCTTCTGGACGATTCGCTCCTCCGTGGCACTGAAATGGGCATGGCTGTGGAACGATGTGTCCGAGCCAGACCTGATGTCAAGATCATCCGATCTGCTGTTTACGTCGCTCCCGGCAAGAACGATATGCTCGACTTCGCCTTCGAGACTCTTCAGACTCCACGTGTGTTTCCGTGGAATATCTGGCGAAGTGTGCATCTTTCCTCTATCATGGTGGATATGGATGGCGTCATCTGCCGCGATCCAACGAAAGAGGAAAATGCGGACAGGAGCAAATACGAAGCGTTCTTGCGTCACGCGGAGCCTCTATTCCTCCCGACTCGACAGGTCCAAGCGATCGTTACGTGCCGTTTGGAGATGTATCGTGCGGAGACGGAGTCTTGGCTAAAGAGACATAATGTCCGCACGAAAGAACTGATCATGCTTGATATGCCGAGTGCTGAAGCTCGGCAGAAGTGGAATCAGCATGGCGAATGGAAAGCGATGCATTATCGTCGACTCGGTGGCGATCTATTCGTGGAGAGCTGCGCTAAACAATCAGCGATTATCTCCAAACACGGACCAGTTTTCTGTGCCCGAACCCAACAAAGATTCCCAGCATGAATCTGCTCATCGGAATGACCACGGCGAATCGACGACCTCGAAAGAACTATCTTCGAGCAACAGTCGATCAATTAGTGCAGCAAGGTCTCAGCGATGGCCAACTGCATCTCTTCGTGAGTGGGCCAGAAACTTCATGGATGGAGATCGAATCGCATCCTGGGATCGTCGTTCATATCCCAGAAAGAAAGCTCACTCGTAATGAGAATGGTCTTGCTCTGTTGCAAGGCATGCCAGAATGCGATTGGGTGCTCCACTTGGAAGACGATCTTGTGATCTGCACTGACTTCCTCGGGTCCGTCAAGCGATGGCTCGACAAGCATGCTGGTCGCCAGAAGGTCTATACATTCATCACATTCAAAGGATCTAGACCTGGGAAAGAGGAGTGGCTCTCTCCCAGGACATCGTATGGATGTATGTGTGTGGCCATGCGATACACTGATCTCAAGGACTTCGGGAAATATGTGAAGAAAGCGTTGCCAAAATGGCGACGATCATACTCGCTTGGTTGGCGGACGAGTGGATTCGATATGCTGATGCGACAGTGGGCCCACGAACCCTTTGTGGCATCTCATCCAGACTTCGTCCAGCATGCAGGAGATGAGTCCCTCACGCATGCCTTCCGCAAGAGGTCAATAATGAGGACTCGACACTTTGCTGGTGTCGATTGGTCATATCAGCAGGAAGGAACATGAAGACCCCAAAATACTGCATCGTCGTCGGGACCATCAACCGATCTCCACAGGAGAACTATCTGCCTCAGATGTTGCGCAACATGGCGCGCTCTGGGTTGTGGGAATCGTCCATCCCATTTCAGCTCGACATCATTGACTCTGGATCTATCGGACTCGATGAATACAAGCGAGTTGCAATGGCCGAGATCCCTGCTGTGCATCCACAGAAGGTGATGTTTCATCCTCTCACGGAAGACCTGAGCAGTCGACTCAGTCCGCAGTATGCTCTGAAGGACAAGCGAGATGGGCATCTGCGTCGCTCGCGAAACGGAAATGCGCTCGAGTGTTTCCGGATTGGGATCGAATCGAGAACTCCGTGGATCCTCTTTCTCGAAGACGATATCGATGTGTGTCGCGATTTCCTTGGCTCGGTAGATCGCTGGCTCAGCCAACATGCACGTCGTGATCGTCACATGTATTCGTTCGCCACTCCCTACAAGATGGTGTGCGATGCATGGAAGGCAGGGCAGACGTCATGGAATTTCCCTGTGAAGGGATTCTATGGCAATCAGGCTCTCGCATTCACTCGAGCTGATGCATCATCTGCCTTCGATTACATCTACACTCGCCTGAAAGAATGGGACACCGGACAGGGATTTGATCTCCTGTTGAAAGACTGGGCCACCATGGTCTGGCGAGCAGAGCACTTCTTGAGCAGCGTGCCATCGTTTGCTCAACACATTGGCAAAGAGAGCTCCATCCATCTCGGACGCTTCCACGAGGTGTCCGGATTCAGTGGCATCGATTGGACCTATGGTGCTGCTCAGAAGGAGGTTCTCGATGCCTAAGCCTCGTCTCCTCTGGGTCGGTGATGCAGTCACTCCGACTGGGTTCTCTCGAGTCACTCACAATGTTCTTGCGCATCTGACTGATCGATGGGACATCCATGTGCTCGGGATCAATTATCTTGGTGATCCCCATCCGCATCAATATCCCATCTATCCTGCGCAACTCGGTGGCGACTTCTTCGGAGTCGGCCGATTCAGTGAGGTGGTGCGTCGTGTGAACCCGGATGTCGTGTGCATCCTCCAGGATCCCTGGCTGGTCACCAAGTTCCTGGGCACCGACGCACCACCTGACGTGCCCATCGTGGCATACATGCCTGTAGATGGGCGGAACATGGCGTCAGGAGAGATCCTCAATGGTCTCACAGCAGCCATCTGGTATACCGAGTTTGGCCAGAAGGAAGCGAAGGATGGTGGCTACAAAGGAATATCACACATCATTCCTCATGGAGTCGATTCTGAGATCTACTATCCAGGAGATCAGGCCACAGCACGCGAGACTCTTGGTCTGCATCGACTCGGTGAGAAAGCCTTCATCGTCGGCAACATCAATCGCAATCAGCCTCGCAAGAGGCTTGATCAGACGATCGAGGGATTCGCTGGTTGGTGGCATAATGTTGGCAAGCCAGAAAATGCGTATCTCTTCTTGCATTGCTCGAGATACGACATCGGCTACGACGTGATGCAGCTTGCTCGATATCATGGGATTGCTAGTCACATGATCATGAGCAAGGTCAAATTGAAGCCATCGGATTTCGTTCCGGAAGAGGCTCTTCGACTCATGTATCAGTGCTTGAATCTTCACATCAGCACTTCGTCTGGCGAGGGATGGGGTCTCACGACTCACGAATCCATGGCCTGTGGCATTCCGAATGCTGTCGTGGAATGGGCTGCTCTTGGCGAGTGGCCCAAGGGTGCTGTGCATTACATGCCAGTCACCCACAAGATCGTCACTGCGAAGGGCATCAATGTCATCGGAGGAGCCACTTCTGTAGAACATGTGATGGCCACCATCGACAAGGGATATCGAGATCCCGAATGGTGTGCTCTGATTGGAGGAAAGGGATATGCCCGAGCAAAGAAACCCGAATTCCAGTGGCCCAACATCGCCGAGCAGTTCCATCAAGTCCTCCAAACTCACAAAAGAGGAGAGTATGCTAATGATGGCCAAACAGCAACTCCCTCCGATGAACAAGCAAGAAACAGGCGGGATGAAGAAGCATCCGCCAAGGTCTAAGAGGTAGACGTGCCACTCACCGTCTCTGTCCGTCCTCATTCGCGCGCTCTTACGACTGTTGCCAGAGTTCGACAGGAGTTTCGCATCCCGACCTCTGATGTCGACGAAGAGCGCGACGAGTTCATGGAGACCCTGATCCTCGAGGCCAGCGATCTCATTCAGAAAGAGATCCAACAGGAGCTCTTCCGTGCGAGGCTGATAGAGACGGTGGTTGGTTCTGGTCGCTCAGAAATGATGCTCACACGAACTCCGATCGCGGAAATCGTGAGCATCACCGATAATGTGACCGACGAGGAATATGATCTGGATGATTTCCAGATGGATGCGAAAGCAGGCATCCTCATCAATGACACTTGGTGGCCCAACACTTCTCATCGCCACGCAGGTCTCATCGTTCCACAAGAGTCGGACGATCTCGGTCACCATCAGATCTTGGTGGACTATTGGGCAGGAGTCTTCAGTCCAACCGAGAACATCATGGCATCGGGAGTGCCTGTGCTCGGCGACGGATACGATACATTCGTGGTTGATGATCCTCCGTTGCTTGTTGCCGGAGACATCATCGAGACTGTCGGATTCGCGAACGAAGATAACAATGGTCAGTTTACAGTCGCGATGAGGACGGCCTCTGGCATTCAAGTCGTTGGAGACCTGATCTCGGAAGTCGGTAATGCGGATTCACGGATCAATGTGCGAACATTGGATCGTGGTCTGGAACGGCTCTGTGTGCAGACGATCAAGTCTTGGATGCTTGGTGCTGAGCATGATCCGAATGTGAGTTCTGAGAGGATCGGCGATTGGTCTGCATCATGGGGCAATTCTTCAGCTGGTGAGTATGTCAACGATCTTCCTGCGTCGGTGTGTGGATCGCTCCAGAAGTATGTGAGGATCGTGTGAGCACTATTGGACTTCATCTCTTGAATGCTGATGGCGGAGGGATTCTCTTTCGCAGCAATCCGACCGGCATCAAGGGACGATTCCAAGATAACTTCGTGCAGATCAGTGCGTTCTCATGTCGTCGTCCATTCGCACCGAGTGGATCAGAGTTGATCTTGGCAGCACGACTCGAAACCAAGGTCACTCACATCACCTATGTGAAACCAGAAATTGAGATTCAACGAGGAGACCGACTTCTGATCGAGGGTGTCACTTACGATGTGACGGCAGTGCTGCCTCCGTCGAAGAGACATCACATCAAGATCATGCTGGAGAAGAGGCAATACGGTGCCATCACGACATAATCAGTGGTTCAACAAGAAGATCATTGGTGCCACCAAAGATGAGATGAGACCTCGTGTCATGATGGCCACGATCTTCGTGCGGGACCAGATCAAGAGGTCGATCAACATCAGTAATCACGATGGGAGTTCTCCATCTCTTGAAGGAGAGCCTCCTCACAAAGTGACTGGCGATCTCCAGAGATCTATCGCATCAGAAGTAGTCGACGAGGGTGAAGAGATCGTTGGACGGGTGGGCACGAACAGTCCATATGCTCCTCGTCTTGAATATGGATTTCGAGGGACGGACTCGAAGGGCAGGAGCATTCAGCAAGGTCCTCGTCCGTTCATACGTCCAGGATTCAACAACAATCTGGCAATAATCAAGCGGATCCTGACGAGTGGTAAATGACTGAAGTGGACAACGCTCTCTTCGATAAGATCATCACTGATGATACTCTCATGGGGCTGATTGGCAAATTCGCTGGATTGCCGAAAGTCTTCACTCAGTATCAGCTGCCACAGGGAGTCACGGATCCATATGTCGTCATCAATCCGAGTCCTTCAAATGTGCCCAACGACACGAAGCTCTCTGTGGGACTGGTCATCCAGAAGGACATCGCAGCATACACGTCGGCCAACGGAGACACTTCGAAAGTCGACGAGATCATCGGTCGTATCTGGGGTATGCTACATCGTCAACCATTAGATGTGGAGGGCTGGGAAAACATCATCGTGAACTCCTCTGGGCCGATCGTCGCTCCGACCGATAAGACTCTCTATGGACGATTGGTCTCTGTGTCAATGAACTTGTGGTATATCCCGTAAGGAGAAACAAGCATGACTTTCGACGGACCTGACTATGGAAGCGGACAGGGAGTCCCGATCAATGGCACGCTGGTCATCTTGGTGATTGACGATCTCATCGTCGGGCATCAGCGTGGGATGACCGTGTCCGAAACGAACGAGCCTGTCGATTACTCCTCGAAGGAGCGTCGTGAGCGCCGCGTCGGATACGGGCGCTACGAATCAACGATCTCGATGGAGGCTCTCTACGTCCCGAACTCGTCGGGATATCTTGCGATCCAGGATGCGTCACGCAATGGCGTAATCATTGAGATCATTCGCAAGGAGAACGGCTCGGATTACGAGACCGCATTCGGTGTCATCTCGAGTGTCTCGAGTGACTTCCCTGATCAGGGAGAATCGGTTCTTTCCATCGACATCGATATCGATGGTCCGTGGGCACCGGCTGGTTCGTAGGAGTTGATCTGACCAAGACTCTCAACCATTGATGCGCCACGACGCAGAAGAGGAGATATGTCAAATCACCGATTCGTTCCCATAACGCTGGGAGGCAAGCAATACAATCTGCGATTTGGCGCACTCGGGGCATTTCTTCTCCAGAAAGAATTGGGGATCGGGATCCTCGAGTTCGCCAATCGTGTGGACAACAATCAGCTCGGATTCATGGAGCTGCATGCTCTTCTCTGGGCTGAATTGGAATCGGCTCGTAAAGCAGAGCATCAGCCACCAACTCCGTGGACGATCGATAATGTGGCCGAGCTCATTGATGGTGAGTATGAAGGTGATCTTGCGCAGTTCTGGCAGCATCATCACATGCCGATCGTCCAAGCTTTCCAGAACAGTTTCGCTGTTACGATGCGGCAGGCAGAGGAGCTCGAGCAGAGGAGAGCGGAGGCTGCAAGACAGCCATCGGACCCTCTGACGGAGGCAGCGTCGACTGGAGATACGACGACGTCGAATGGGATGCCTGCCTCGACTTTGCCTCAGTAATTGGGATCTCGGAAGATGAGTTTTGGGGTCTCACGTGGGTTCAGTGGTTTCGTGCGATTCTCTTGTATGAGACCAAGAGGAAGCGAGAGATCAATGATCTGAAGCTCGCGGCATATCTTCATGTGGCTCTTGGTCGCAAGAAGAAATTGCCAGTGCTTTCATCGTGGATGAAAGATCGAGTGACGCGTCCTGTGGTCGGGAAAGAACGAGATCGGTTGAGAAGCGAGCGATCGATGCTCGATAACGATCTCGGAAAGATGCTTCGGAAGCGACGAGAAAAGAAGAAACGAAAACATGGCGATAAGCGGACTGCTCGGAAAGGCGTTCGTCGAGATTCGAGGAGACCTATCGAAACTGGACGACGACCTGAAAGAGGGAGTTCAAAAATCTGAGAAAGCCACCGACACGATTGCCAAAGGATCCAAGGCACTCGGTGGTGCTCTCACAGCTGGACTCACTGTGCCAATCATGGCAATTGGTGCAGCCATCACCACTGCTGGATTCCAGTTCGATGATGCCCTGAAGCAGATTCGTGCTGGCACAGGAGCCACAGGCAAAGAACTCCAGATTCTTGGAGAAGATTTCCGCAAGACATGGGCCACTGGAGAAGAGGGCGCGGAGGAGGTTGCTGCTGCTCTGACCAATGTGGCCAAGCGAACAAGTCTCACAGGAGAACCTCTCCAACAACTCACTCGGCAATACATCAATTTCGCTGGTCTCTTGAAGACGGATGTTGCTCCTCTCATCATGGAGCTGACTGGTGTCTTCAATCAGTGGGGAGTGAGCACCGACCAGCAAGCAGGCAAACTGGACCATCTCTGGAAAGTCGTGCAGATCACCGGCGTCCAGATGGGCCCATTGATGGCGGCCGTCACACGATTCGGACCATTGCTTCGCGAGATGGGATTCTCGCTTGAGGAAGCAACTGCTCTTCTCGGAAACATGGAGAAGAGTGGTGTCAGTATCAAAGGAGTGATGGCAGGTCTCTCTGCTGCATCCCTCAAATTCGCGAAAGACAATATCCCAGTCAAGGCAGGAATCGCAGCGACTGTCGCAGAAATCGTGCGACTTGGTGCTGGCGAGAAGAGCGCATCATTGGCTCTTTCGACCTTCGGCAAGAATGGTCTTGCCATGCGTGATGCTATCCTCTCCGGCGCACTGTCGGTGGATAAGCTCATGGGAGCCATCGGCAAGAGCACGGAGACAATCAACAAGGCCGACGACGACACCGACTCCTTTGCTGAGAAGCTCTTGGAGTTGAAGAACGTCGCGATGGCAGCATTCGCTCCGATCGGGATTCAACTGGTCCAGGCATTTCATGATCTGATCCCTGTGCTTCTTCCTGTGGTCCAAGCTGTTGGCCAAGCTGCGGAGTGGTTTGCTGCTCTTCCGAAGCCTGTGCAGATGGCGGCTTTCGCGGTTGCAGGATTGCTTGCTGCTCTCGGTCCAGCAATCGTCATCTTCGGAACCCTGATCGGGAGCATCAGCACCATCATCACCACGTTCGGCGCATTCACTCTCACCACTGGGATCGTTGGTGGTGCTGTCACATCGGTGATTGCTGCTCTTGGTGGATTGATTCCTGCTCTTGGTGCTGTTATCCTTGCTGTCACTGCGGTCTATCAGGTCTGGAAGAATTGGGATTGGATTGCGGCATTCTTCAAGGGTGCCTGGGCCAAGATCTCTGGGATGCTAGATGCGTTCCCGAGCATTCTGCTCCCGATCCTGGGTCCTCTTGGAGCCATCATTGCGGTCTGGAGGAACTGGACCCAGATCACCAATATCGTCGCAGGAGTTTACAACGCAGTCAAGACATGGATCCTGGACAAGTTGGGTCCGATCTTTACATGGCTGCAAGGAAAACTTGATGCGGTGAAGGGATGGTTCAATGGCATCGCTGAGGCTGGTGGCTACAAGAAGATGGTGGCCACAGTTGGGACCGAGACGAAGAAGCTCGAAACCAACATGGTCCAGCCGATCAAGAATGCTACAGATGCTGCGACCACCGCATTCCAGGGGACTGCTCTTGGTGCGAAGAATCTCACGACTGCCACTGGCAATCTAACAGCTGCTCAGAGGACAGCACTTCAGGCTCAGTGGGGTCTGACGGATGGCCAGAAGAAGGGCAAGACTGCTGCCGACGAATATCTAGAGTCAGTGAAGGAGCTCACAGCAGCTCTGTCTGGAGACGGTGTCCAGAAGGAAGCGCGCAAGACGATGGATGCGCTGGCCAAGCTTGGGACCACGACTGGTCTCACTCGTGGCGAGACCGAGCAAATCGTCAGCACTCTCGAAGCATACCTGACCAAGATGCGTCTTCTTGGAAAGACGACCTCCACCGAGTTCGCTCGTGTGGAGCAAGCCCATCGCAATCTCCAGAAAGCCTTGATCGACCAAGAGTATGCCACTGCCCAGCGGGCGATCCTGAACGACATTGGTGTCGCTCAGATGGAAGCCGATCGCAAGGCAATGGATGCGAAGATCAAGACGGCCGACGACTATGCTGCATATCAGCGAGAGTTGGCCAACGAAGAAGGTCTCCGGTTGATGGAGCAAGACCGGAAGATCATGGAGCAGCGGAAGCCGCTCTTCGAGAAGATCTTCTCTGGTATTGGTGGTGCGGAATTTGGCAAGGATCTTGCTGGCGTCATCATGGGCGCCTTCCAGGGTGGAGGCGATGTTGGCAAGTCAATCGGTGGTCTTGTTGGCACGAAGATTGGCACGAATATCACCGAGAAGTTGGGTGGCACATTTGGCAAACTTATCCAGGGCAAAATTGGTGGTCAGATGGGCAAGATGCTGGGAAGCACTCTTGGTTCCATCATTCCTGGTGTGGGCACTCTCTTGGGTGGTATGCTTGGGGATTTTCTTGGCAAGGGATTGCAGAAGGTCCTGCCGAAACTTGGCAAGATGTTCAAGAGCTTTGGAAACAAGCTCAAGGGCATGTTCGGTGGACCATCTGAGAAAGAACTTGCTGGCAGGAAAGAGGCTGGAGGAGTTCGGGACAAGCTCCTCAAGGGTCTGAACAAAGGACAGAGAGCCGAATTGGGAGTCGCCATCGAAGGTGCGTGGAAGGGCAATGAGAAAGGTGCTGCGACAGTCATTGCTCTCCGAGATGCATTCATTCGAGCTGGATTGCCGGGGGACATGGGCGTCTCGTATGCCAACAAGATCTGGCAAGCAGAAGGCAAGGGACCAGAGGCTGTGAAGAAAGTGGTCGGCGAGATCAAAGGTCTCCTCGGCAAGAACATGCCTCAGTTGATGTTTGGTGGTTTGGTCAATGCTGGCAAGGGATCGCTCGCCATGCTGCATGGTGCTGAGGTTGTGGCTCCTCTCGATCAGTTCAAGAAGATGCTGGACAATGCTCGGGAGAAGAGAGGCCAAGACATCAAGCAAACTTCAATCATGTTCCAGCCACAGTTCAATGGCACTCTGTCCACTGAGATGAAGGCTCTGGTCCGTCAGCAGCTGTGGCCAATGTTCCTCGAGGTTCTCAAAGAATCGGGCACTCTTCGTGGCGATGTGAAGACTGTGTTGGGGGTCTAGATGTCGTATCCAAGCGGACAGACAATCAGCTCTCGCCCATCAACGATGGGCAATCTGAAATACTGTCGACCGAGCGATCTGATCAAGACAGCTGTGATCACCACTGATAGTGCGTTCAGTGATGATCCCGAATATGGATCGGCGTCCATGTTCGATGACATTCCTGCGAAACCTGCCAAGCTCGGTGTCGGTCCTCTCACGATTACTTTCGACTTCCTGGATTCGCAACGAGTCGATGCTGTTGCGATGCCAAATCATAACATCAGTGGTGGCGGAACAATCGCCACGGTGCAACTCAATGCGACTGCTGTTTGGGGTGCTCCGACTATGTCTGTGGCTCTCGTTGCTGCCGATGATCATTTGGATGGTCATCGCGCATCTCCGTGGCTGGATCTGACCTCACGCGCGGGATACAGTGCCTCGGGATTCCGATACATGCGTCTCGTGTTCGGGACCTCCGATGAGCCGATCAAGATTGGCGAATTCTTGGTCATGTCTGAGCTGCGTGAGTTTTCGCGATGGGTCCAGTGGAATGGTGTCAAAGGCACCAACCGCCGATTCCTCGAAGCGGTCGAGACTGAGTATGGTGTCATGCGTGTGCATCGTCGCCGCATCAAGTCTCGCTTCTTCTCGTTTGACATCAAGCTGGACGTCGACGATTGGGACGACCTGAACGATCTGGCAGATGATGCTGGTGGCCTGGCCAAGCCATTCTTTGTGGCCGCAGATGGTGGCTACGAGGAAGACAATGGGCTTCTGGCAAGATTCACACGAGAGAGTGCTGCTCGACTTGAGGCATCGGAAGAGTGGTATGATTCGAACCTATTCAATTTTGCTGTCGAGGAAGTGTCTCGCGGCCTTCCGTTTGGAGAGGCAGTGGTGGAGGCGGCATGCTCGTAAAGCTTGATTCATTCAGTCACTACAACACTTCTCAAATCACCGAGAAGTGGACTCAGATCTACGATGGGCAATACGCTCCGAATGCTGCCAATGTCACCATTGAAGATGGATGGGGTCGCCCTGGTGCTGGTGCCATGGTGATGACCTGTCATGGCATCACCGGATACGATATCGCTGGACCTGTTGGACAAGTGGTTCCTGCGAGTGACACTTACTACACCGGATTTCGATTCACCTCAGAAGGAGATGGTGGATGGGCTCCGACTCTTGGTGGTCGCAGCTATTATCCATGGGTCGGTGCCAATTCACTGAATCCTCGAGGTCATCATCACATCGTTCAGTTTCGATATGCCGAAGCTGCTCATCTCACAGTGGTCCCAACCACAGCTGGATGTTTCGAGTTCTGGAAGGGACAATACATGCCAGATGAGTATCGTGTGATGCTTGGTGTCGCAGATTTCGCTGCTCAGTGGGGTCGGACATATTACTTCGAGTTCGGAATCAAGATCAGTGGTGGAGCAGGATGGGTGGAGTTTCGGTGTGACGGAGATGTGTGGTTCCGTTTCGATGGCAATACTCTCTATGAAGGAGAGGATGATCGGTCTGATCCTGCCCAACCAATTCCTGCTTTGTGTCACGAGATTACGTATCTCAAGAAGAGCGAGGGCACTGGATCTATTGGCATCGGAATGTCTTCTGGCGATGTTGGCCGATGGATCATGCAGGATCTCTACATCGCTAATGGCGAGACGGATGACGGGCGGTCTCCTCTAGTTGATTTCTGGGGAGACCATCGGATCGACTATCTCGCGCCAACGGCCGATGGGAATTACACTGATTGGCAGCCATCTCACTCGGGCGAACATTATGTCGAAGTGGATGACAATCCGAATGATGCCAATGTGAGCTACAATGGCTCATGGGTTATTGGAGATCGTGATTCATTCGATCATGAACCATCTCCTGTGCCTGGTGTAAACATCGATGCCATTCAGGTGATCTATTCTGCTCGGAGAGCGATGGGTGGTCCGAGTAAGACGGCAGCATTCATTCGAGTTGCTGGAGAAGACTTCGATGGCGACGATCTTGGCAATGCTACGTCATACATCTTTCAATACGAGATCTGGGAGAATGTCACCCACTCTGGTGAATCTCCTGTGGTGATCACTGAATCGATCTTTAATGCCATGGAAATTGGCTATCAGAAGACTGTGTAGATATGGCGCATCTTGTTTCGATTGCCGACGGCAACTGGACCACTGCGGCGACCTGGGGAGTGTGCGATGCCACTGGATCGTTGGTCTCGACCTCGACCGGGACCACCGCGCTGACCACCGGAAATCTCGACTCGGTCGCCTTCACTCCAGGGGCGATCACTGTCAAGGGTGTCTGTGTCAAGCTCGGGGCACTGACTCTCGCCTCGGTCGGGACGACCACCATCACCGTCACTCTTCGCAACTCCACTGCTGGATCGGACGTGGCTGCAGTGACCTTCCGCAAGGACATCCTCGGCAACGCGGTCACAGTCCTGACCACGTTCTATGCTGGTGGGTGGGTCTACTTGCAGTTCTCAGCCCCAGTCCTTCTCCTCGCTGCGACCAACTACGTCATCCGCATGACCTGCTCGACCACTGCTGGTGGACCAACCTTTGCCACCAACGGCACGGCCAATAATTGGCAGCATCTCTTGGTCACGGATGCGACTCAGGTGCCGGCGGCGGGCGACGATATGCACATCATGGGGATCGCCGATGGGAGCGCATCTCCGGTCACGACGATGGGTGCGCGTTCGATCTTCATGGACTCGACGGCAGCGACCGACTATGGCAGTGGCAACACCGCACTGGCCGGCCGCTTCGCTCCGGCACTGGACATTCAGAATGGTGGCACGCTGACTTGGGGCGCATCTCCTTCCGGTCCTGCCGCTGCCACCAACTACCTCCTCCGACTCTCCGGCTGGCTGGTGGTTCAGAATTTGGGCATCTACAACATGGGGACTGTTGCCACTCCGTGCCCACGCGACTCGACGATGATCCTCGAGTTCGACTGTGCTGCCGATGCCAACTTCGGTGTCTATGTCGTCGGGAGTGCCACCTGGGTCGCGCAGGGGCAATCACGCACCGCGGGCAAGGACGTGTCAGTTTGTCTGCTCACTGCTGATGCAGCAGGAGGAGCGACCTCGCTGACTGTGGATCAGGACACAGGCTGGCTTTCCGGTGACTCCATCGGGATTGCCTCGACCTCGCAGACTGCGACCCAAGGTGAAGTTAACGCACTGACTGGAAATGCTGGTGCATCAACTCTTGCTGTCAGTGCTCTTGCTGTCGCGAAGAAGGGTGACACCACTGCGAAGTGCCAAGCCGAGATCGTCCTCCTGACGCGCAACGTCCTGATCCGCTCGACCTCTTCGACCGCGATGGGCTACGGCTGCGTCTTCCCCGGCAGCACCAGCACCATCTTTCCGACCGCTGACTGGGACTGGGTCGGCTTGCGTTACATGGGGACCAACTCCGGCTCTGCAGCGATCAGCATCTCGGAGGTGGTGTCTCCTTCGTCTCATACGATGAACCACGTTGTCGTCTACGACACCGAGGGGGATTGCTGGGGGTTCGATGGTGGCACAGGATCTACCGGCACGCTGTCCATGATCGATTGCACTGCCTTCAAGTGGTGCGTGGGGACCTCCTCCCGTTCGGCGATTCGCTTCTTCCTGTTCAATCCCACGGCGATCTTCACTCTGACACGCTTCACTGCTGTTGGGCTGACCGTCGCCGGCGGATCACGAGGGATCTGGATTCAGTCCTCCAGTCCCAATCTCGTATTCACTGACATCCGCATCAGTTGCTGCGAAAGTGGTTTCAATCCGGAGATGGGCAACTGCTTGATGCGCCCGATCACTAATCTCTATGTCCACACTTGCTACTACGGCATCGTCTTCAACGGAACCAATCTCGCCAACGTTCTGTTCCAGGGCGTGGTATATTCTTGGCGCAATCAGGTCGGTCTCCTGCTTGACATCACTGCTGGATCGATCATCTTCGATTGCGACACCTACCTCTATGGCAACATCCAATATGGAGCCGCGCCGTATCTCAGTGACTTCAGTCTTCGGGTGCAGTTCAAGTATCTGATGTGTGCTGGGGACACCACCCATGCGCAACCAATTGGGTTGGATCTGGATGCCTCGAATTGGGCGTCTTGGACCATTCTGCGTGGCGACTTCGGGGTCGTCAGCGGCATCTGGGTTGCGCACACGAACGCCGACATCACGGTCAACAGCATGTATTGGCTGCAACTGAGGCTCCGCAATGTCGTCCTGGGCAGTGCGAACGAGATTCTGAATCTCTCGACCTACATGCCGCAGATGGCGATGGATGCATTCGTCTCGGAGGAGCGTCGCGACGGCACTGCTGGGCTGCATCGTTTCCGTTATCCCAAAGGGCTGATCGAGATCGAGAACACTACGGTCCAATCTGCTCCGGGGATGAAGATGTCGCCAACACTGTTGACGCATACTATCGCCTGGCAGGGATCCACGCAGCCGACGAAGATGGAGAGCAGCGGTGGACAGCCGGGGCGTGGTTTCTTGGTCGGTGTCGAATCTGGGAGCACTTGCACGGTCAGTGTCTATGTCCGTAAGAGTGCTGCCTACACTGGGAACCAGCCTCGCCTCCTCGTCAAGGGCAACAGTGCGGTCGGGATCAATGCCGATGCGTTGTTGGCGACCCTCACCGTCGGAGCCGACACCTGGGAGATTCTCACTGGCACCACCGCTGCGGTCACCGACGATGGTGTGCTCGAGTTCGTGGTGGACTGCGACGGCTCCGCCGGCTCGGTCTTCGTCAACCAGTGGACATCAGGAACTGCGACGCCCAGTGGAAGTGAACAATTCTGGACCGATGGGCTGCCGATAACTCATGGCAGAGGTGTCAGCACTGATTTTGGCACGTTCCCCAACAGTCTGGGACTGCCACTCTATCCGGTCTGGGGTGGCATCGTGTCACTGGCGACGATAGGCAGTTTGAACTGCAACACCAATGGTGAGGGGATGCAGTATATCGGTCGCATCTGTATGCCAGGTGGACCAGGCACGTCGAAGACGATCAGTGCTGCTGGCAGTGGCAAGGTGCATTGGTATACTGCGTCCACCTCGACGTTTGTCAATGTTGGCACGACAGTGCGCGTCGGATTGCAGGATGTTGCAGCGACAGGCATCGGCGACACAACGTTCGATACCTACGCAGATCTTGTTGGTGGCGGTGGTGGCATCGCTAATGGTGGGCGCAATACCACGACCATGACCAGTGGCAGCAAGACGATCGCATGGGGCGACTCAGTCGCAGTGGTGATCGAATTCATTGCTTACGCTGGAGCGGATACCATCCGTCCTGCATACAATGCCACCATTTCAGCTTCTGCTCCCTACATCGCCACCAACTCCACTGGTGTGAGTTATCTGCGAGATGGACAGTTGCCATTTGTGATGATCGAATTTGACGATGGCACCATCGGTTACTTCACCGACTTGTCATTGCCGATCCTCGAAACATCCGTGACGTTCAATTCTGGCAGCACTCCCGACGAATACGCCATGATCTTTCAAGTGCCGTTAGCGTGCCGTGTGACGGCGCTGATGGCATCATGCGGAGAATTCGACGCAGGAGAAACTGGCGAGATCATTCTCTACTCGGATCCTCTGGGCACACCTGTGGCCGAGCGCACGGAATCGTTGGGTGTGGACAACACGGGACAAGGATCTGCGGCGAGCACGACAGCGATCATCCCATTGACGACGACCTACGATCTTGCAGCGAACACCAACTATGCGGTGGCAGTTCGCCCGACGAGTGCTGGAAATCGGCAGATCGGGCAGATCGATCTGCCAAATGCTGCCTCGCGTGCCGCCTTCCCCTTTGGCACGACGATACAGGGAGGATCGCGGACGGATCAGACTGGTGCGTTCGGCTCGCTCAGTTCGACGACGATGCTGCGCGCGGGCATCATGGTGGGCGGGTTTGACCTGAACATTGAAGAAACTGTTATTATTGGTTCAGGAGCAGGACTTTCACGATCGCGTGTGCAGAGAGGCATGTAATGCAACTGGATCAATCGACTGCGTTCGAGCGCCCGATATTTATGGTTGATGAGACAGACCATATCTCCGGATTGGTTGGACTCACTCTCACCATCACTGCTGGCAAAGCTGGTGCTGCGTTCGCCTCGATAACTCCCACCGTCACCGATCTCGGGAACGGCTGGTATAATCTAACTCTGACCACCACTCACACCAACACTGTTGGGGCACTCGCCTTTCATATCACTGGAACTGGTGCTGATCCACTTGACTTTGCTGATCAAGTTGTGGCTGTATCTGCTGTGTCTTATCCGGCGAACTTCTCATTGCTGTCGATCGATGCCAATGGTCGTGTGAAGTCTCTGGTGGGCATCTCCCAGAACATCGCGTTCACTGACTTCCAGTTCTTCATGGCCGACGAAGCCGGCGATCCGGTGACTGGTCTTGTGGATGGGGACTTCTCTTTGAAGAAGTATTCGATTGGTGGTGGTGCGAATGGCTCTTTGTCTGGCACCATCACCGAAGTTGATTCATCGGACATGCCTGGTTTCTACAAGATCAATCTCTTGGCTGCCGAGATCAATGGAAGGAACATCGCTCTTCAGTTCTTGGCAACTGGAACGAGACGCACTTCACTCACCATCTTCCCATCGCAGTAAGACATGGTTGTCAACTGGGCTGCACAATTCCCTCCAGGTGTCCTTGGTGTTCAGGATGTGGTGGCCAGCACGATCATCCTCTGGCCATCTCTGGAGGCAGAACCTTCTCCATCCCAAGTCACTCAGATTGGTGTTGAAGCAGTCTTCTCACCAGACCATCTGCGTATCACTGAATTTGGTGTTGAGTTAGCTGTTCACGATCCAGGTCTTCGTGTCACCACTCTTGCTGTTGAAACAGGTATTCTCGATCCAAGTCTCCGCATCACGCAGTTTGGTGTGGAGACTGCGATCGCGATTGAGGGTATCCTGTCTCCTTCTGAGGGAGAGGATCTGTGTGGCACGCAAGATGATCCTGTAGCATTCGGTTCATGGTTGCCAATCGTGTCTGGCGAGAAGATCTGGTTCGCCGAGATTCCGCTTGATGATCCTCTCAGCTATTATGGTGGGTGGAAACCTGATCGGCTGCTGCAGATCTCAGAAGTCCGTCGAGCTCTCTCGGCCACTGATTGGCAGAACGAAGCAGGGACATTCAATTTCGAACTCTCCGACGAAGACTACACGATCAGGTGTCAGCTCGGAAATGGAGACTCGCAATACTGGTACAAGAAAGAAGTCGAGCTCTTCTTCGTCACACCTGATGCGCGTCTTCAGGGTGCTGTGGCCAAGAAGATCGCCACCGGATTCGTGGATGAGGATCCTCAGTTCGACAATCGTGAAGAAGGGATGCAGGTCCAGTTCACCTGCCGAGATCGTCTGTCCATCGCAATGGGCTGGACGCAGCAAGGCCAAGTCCAGCTGCCTCGTCGACGCATCAGTGAATATAGTCTCCCGAATGCCGAGCTCATCGTGGCCGATGCATGGTCCAAGGGTGCTCAGCTGATCTATGGCGAGAGTCCTGATCTCGGTCCTGTGGCATCTGGTATCATCGCATACGGATATGTCTCGGCCATGCCGATGCGCCAGAATGTGGTTCTTCCCACTGCGTCTGGTGTGTGGCATGAATTCCTGCTCTCAGGTTCGGCCATCAAGGAAGTTCTTGCATGGGCATATATCCTGCCAAGTGGCACTCGTGTCGACGGTTCCGAGAACTATGCCATCGAGGAGAACCAGGGATCTGGCACCGAATGGCTCGTGCCCGACACACCCGAATGGACAGCAATTCTTGGAGGCACCAGCTATCGAGACCTGATCGGCGGAGATGGGGATGCTCGTCGCTGGACCCTCATCTATGGCCAAGGACCAAAAGCCAACAAGTGCCTGAACAGGGAGGCATACATCGCAGCTCGAGTCCGCGGCATCGAGACCGTTGGTGATTCATCTGGAGAGGTCCTCACTGATCTTCACGATCAGTTCCGCCACTATCTCGAGAACGTGGTGTTCGTGTCTGGTGGTGGACCAAGAACAACCTGGAACGATCAGCCAACATTCGGTGCAGACGAAGATACGATCATCGATTACGTCTCCTTCGAAGCACTGAAAGCACAACGCATCGATCAGCTCGGTGTGCCTCTCACGACCTTCGGTGTTCCTGGTCAGTGGGGAGAGTTGGTGGATGTGCCAGAAATGCTTGTTCGCTGGCAGGCGAATGGGGATTTCCGGATGGGGACAAATCGGTTCTGGCAATCGTCTATTCATGCGATCAATCGATTCATTGGACCAGAAGATACGAATCCTCTTCTCGATACATACGAGATCCATACTCGGACCTTCAAGCCGCAGCCGAAGCTCCAAGAGCTGATCAATGTGATCTCCTATCAGTATCGCAAGGATTGGGTCATCCCAGAAAATTGGGTCCAGGATTTCAACACTCCGGATCCTGAGAATGGACGATCTGGTTCGACTACTGTCAACGAGACGTCGATTGCGAATTGGGGTGGAGAGAGACGGGAGGGACAGGTCTCATTCTGGTATCACTACGATGCGAGTCTGATGGAATCTATGCTGGAAGAAGTCGCTCGCAGGTGGACCAAAGTGCCGACCTATGTCGAGTTGGAAGGATCTCTATGCTTGATGAATGCGGAGTTCGACATCGGAAGTTATGTCACTCTGAATCACTGGCGTGGAGTGCAAGGTGGTGGGTGGATTGGCAGGCCCATGTGGGTGTTGTCGAACACTCTCATGCCGGCAGAGCGCCGGGTTCGTCTGGAATTGCTTGATCTGAAAGACTTGTTGGAGGACGACTTCTCGTCATATGTGGATCCAGAAGATGGGCATATGACAGGTCCTCAATAATCTGCTCGGCCGTGGTCTGTCGAGCAGACGAGGCGGACATCATCATGGGCGGCGCAGGTTCCCTCGACTTGCGTTGGTGGTGTCCGTCTCACTCTGATCTTGTTTCACGATAGTCATCGACAGCTTTATCTGCACGATCCTTTGCCTCGATGTTGTTCATGCCAAACTGAATCGAGGCCACGTAGACTTTCATCCAGAACTTCTTTTCGTCGTCATCTTTGAGTCTCATAATTTTCTCCAACCAGAGTCGGGATGGGTGTCGATCCACTTGGACATATTGGATTCAGGTTCGACATGACTCGCGCATCGACTGCACTTGATCATGAAGAATCCCTCGTCCGACGTCCGCATGATGACGTCGTCCTCCAGAGCTGTGATCGTTCCCAAATATTCATCGCAGACTCCGCATCGCAGAATCCACTTTGGCTTAATCCATGAGATGAGAAGACGTCGAAGCCACTGCCTCATCGTCTCTCCATTGGAAGCCAAGATGGCCATCCGTGAGGAAGGCACTTTCCAGGATGCTTATGTCGTCCGCATCCAGAGCAGACGCAATAATCGCACAAACAGTGGTCAGGATGATCCTCTCGCAGGTGCATGAGAATCGACGGAGAATGCTGGTTCCCGTGCTCTTCTTCGATGTGGGTGAGCACTCGAGCCACAGCAACATCCTTGTCCACCTCCTCCCAGGTCCAGGCACAATACTGGCACACAGAGATGAAGATCACTTTCCATCCTCGAGGAATTCCCAGGTCTTGCCAGCTTCGTTCTGGAAGAATGCGAAATCCTCTTCATCCATCGTGAGCTCGCCGATCTTGGCGAACGTTCCCGATGTGCCACCCGAGAAAATCCTGCAGAGGAAGTGGCCACCCATCTTCCTCCATCGAACTCGGAAATGAATCTTGGCCTTCACTCGTCCTCCCAACGATCCCAGATTACAGGACCACGATAGTTCCCATCAGGAGTCCTCTCCTGGAACTCGATCCAGAGCTTCTTTCCGACGAAGAAACCAGGAGTCGCAGCGAGCCTCTCCCTCTCCTTCGAATTACGAGTCTTGGCTCGGGTGGTGTTGCCCTCTTCGTCTCGCAACAGCACACGAGCATATGGTCCCTCGAGACCATGGAGATATCCCACGCACTCGAGCAGCGCAGTCTTCTTGTCCTTCAACTTGAGCCAATCCCTGGATCGAGATCCGATCTGATATGGACTGGCCTTGCGCTTCGCGATGATCCCTTCGCCATCTTTATCCCAGATCCGCTGGCAGATGGCAGTCAGGTGCTCGCGAGATTCAATTTCCCACACCTCACAGGTGGCGATCCCTTTCCCAATCCCTGATCGCATCGCAGTCTCGATCAGGATGTTTCTCCGTTCGAGCCACGTCAATTTGTGCAGCTCGATCCCGTGCATCTTCGTGATATCGAACACGTTATACACGAGCAAGCTCGAATGGCTCTTGTCAGTGACTCCATAGGATCTCTTCCCAGGAGCCAGGAGTTCGCCATCGTAAGTCCCATCAGGCAGCAGGAGAGCATCCTGAATAACCTGCTTGGGCAGATCGCGTCGAATCAGATCTCGACTCCACGCGACTACTTCTGACCCGCCTTTGTAGAGGACGAGTCGGTGGCCATCGAACTTCTCTTCGGCCACCCACTCGCCCTTGCTGATGCTCACCTTGTCCTTCAACTTGTGGCAGAGCATCGGTGCCACGAAGTTCCACTCAGCAGCCATCCATCCTCCTCACCACTTGTAGTGAGCGATTTCTTCGGGAGTCAGATAGTCTCGTTTGAACTCTTCAAACGTGGGACCATCGTATTTCGTGCAGGAGCACTGGATCTTGGCACCCCACTGGCCACATTCTTTGCACTGACCAGTGCCATGAAATCCACAGCGACCTTCGTCGTGCTCTTGAGCGATGTGCTTGCAAGTCTTGCACAGCGGCCACAACCCACCGATGATCGGGATGCTTCGAATTCCCTTGGACTTTTCTGTGAAGAATCCCTGTTCTCCCCACGCATCGAACGTGGGGCAAATCAGGCCGCCACGATCAGGGTAGTAGATGTGATCGTCTTTCAGAGCACCACATCTGTTACACGTCTTACTGGCCATTGAACCTCCTATGGCACCAGGTTCACCACCTGTGCCACGAACTCGCCAAATGCCAGAAGCATCTGGTCGGTGATGAGATGAGCAGCAAATGCCCCAATCATCACCAGCATCGCATATTCGATGACTCTCATGACTACCACCTACCTTCATTATACTACAGACAAGCTCCGATGTAAAGCGAAATCTGAGTTCCGATCCACGTTATCGAGACCGGTTCCGCTTATCAATTGCTCGACGGTAAGTTCCGAGTGCGATCTCTTTCAGATGAGCCATGGCCACGCTCCAGTGGAGAGCATAGTATTCGGCCCACTCCCACGCGGACTCTTCTCTGAGCATCGTGCCCAGAGTCTTGTCAAACCCGGTCGGACTGCAGTGGTGCCCCATTTCGTGCAGCACAGCAGCATACGAAGTTTCATCGGTGATCGGTGGTGCTGCGACGATCTTTACGATGGTGTCCGGTGCGACGAGCAACCGTAGATCTTCAGGGATTTCATCCTCCCGAAGAATCACGATCGCAGCACGACCGTATCCAAGAGGATATTTTTCGTCTAGAAGCAAGAGGATATCGAACGCGTCAGCCAAGTCGTGTGCATGGCGATCGAGTTCCTCAATGGTCGGGATACGAGATTGTTTCACAGGAACCTCGTCAGGCCAGTTGATTCTGGCGACCGGGGCAGAGCCCCGGTTTCTAGTTCCTCTCGTCCAGCAAGCGAACATCCACGACCTTCGCGACTGACTCTCTCCCTGAACGAGTCTTCTCGAAATACTTCTCCACATCAAGTGCGGTGGAGAGTGGTTCCTTGACGCCGAATCTCCTTAGATTCTCGACATCCACCACAGAGACGGCCGCCTTGCCCATCCGGCGGCGCGTCTTGACCGAGATCGAGACGGACGTTACTGCCCACTTCATCGGACATCTCCAGGATCGATCCACGATTGCATCACTGCTTCGGGATCTGAAACCGAATTGAAATCGATCTCCTGTTGAGTTCCAGTGAGACTGGCTTTCACCTTGGCAGCACTCACTTTGAGCACATATCCATAGGTGAAGAGTCTCCCATTGGGATACTCAATCAGCCACAGGATCGTGCCTGCTTCGAGTGCAGGATGACCACGCCGCGCCGGATGGCGCCTCAGCGTGCGATATTGGACGACGCGTCCGTCATTCATCGTCGTCCTCCACCACCACGATTCTCTCGACATCGTCATACGATATTTGATTGCCGAGAGCATCGGTGGTTGAGAAGATTCCCTGGTGGAGCTCGAAGGATGAGCCCACATTCATGAGCATATCTTCTGTGCCATCTCGCATGTAGATCTTGATTGTCATTTGAACCCTCTTCAGGCCCGTCGATTCGGGCGACCTGGCTCCCGAAAGAGCCAGGTTTCTAGGTTCAGTGCACGATGACCATCGACGTCAGCTCCGACATGGCAGCCGACGCTTCGTCCGCAGAGAAGTAGCCAGTTCTGAACGCTTCGACGATGAGGTCGAATCGTCTATTGTATTCGATGAGAGTGATCAATTCCTCCTCCGATCGATCCGCTGCCGCTCCGCCCAGTCAGCGACTGAGCGGAGAGTTTTCGTTGCCTGCCAGAGAGCATCGTCTGAGTAGTTCGCCAGACTTCTGTCCTGGAAGTAAGCTTCGATGATCCTGAACAGGTCCCTCATTGCTCAAGCACCTCGTCGACAGCTTTCTGCAGATCCGCGTAAACTTTCTCTCGCGAACCATGCATCCCGAGTTCCGATTTCAGGATGGAATACGCGCTCCTTCCACGGAACCTGAGTCCCTTGATTTCGAGACCCAAGCGAGCTTTCAGAGCCAAGACCCGAGCGAACTGGATCTTGTCTGAACCGGTGATGATGAGCGGACTCACCGCTCACCATCCCTTTCTTCGCGAGTATCGAAGATCGGCGCGCCCTTCTTGTCCGACTTGCCACAGACCTCGCAGGTCTGCGATGCACCGAACACCCGGTTCAGGAGAGTTGCCTTCTGATCCACGAAGCAACCCCAGCACAGGATCCGATCCCGTCCCTGATGAAGCACGCGCACCCACCGGATTTCTTTGTCCATAGAACCCTCGTCAGGCCGGTTGATTCCGGCGACCTGGCACGATGCCAGGTTTCTGGGTTCAGTCGTCTTCGTAGATCGGCTCGTCCGATTGATAATTCGGATTCACCAGCACATCCTTGCGGTAGCGCGCGAGCTTCTCTTTCTTGCACTTCTTGCACACTCGATCGAGAGGAATGCCTCGCGCATCCAATTCCCACCACGAGCTCTGTCCAGAGCCACAAGGACATGGTCGCACGTCGTGAATTCCCATGATGTTTGAACCCTCATCAGGCCCGTCGATTCGGGCGACGCGGGTTGACAACCCGCGTTTCTGAGTTCATCCGATTTGTTTCTTCGTGCCGCCATCCTTCATCGCATTCGCTTTCAGATTGATCGCGTTTGCGGCGGCCGTTCCACGATGCCAGCCTTCTGAATTGCTGGCATTGAGTTGCCCGATCGAGTTGGCTTTGCCGAATTGCTTCATGAAGCCAAGAACCGCTGCCTCCGATTTGTTGACTCGCACCAGAGCCACCGAACTCGTCGTTTCGTGCTCACGACGCAGCTCGTCGAACCTCTGTTCGAGACGACCGATGAAGGCCGCGAGCCACGAATCCCGGAAGCCAGAAGCCGCCCCAAGACCCGTTTCTCGACGATACTTTGCATCCGCCGATTTGGACAAGCGACGCGCCGCCGACATGAGCGTGACGACCATGTATTCGGCGATCTCGATATCGCTCTTCCGACCGACCAAGGTGCACTGCGAACTTCCGCGATGCACCAGGATCCGACAGAAGTGCGCCCGAGCGGCCATCGACGTGAGGCGCTCGCGCCAGATCACCCGGGATTTCTTGTGTTTCAGATCCTCCGGATACCTGATCGCGTGCTTCTCAATCGGCTCCTCTTTCTCCATCTTCTCGAAGTCCAAATCGGACATCTCGAGCCGGTGGGTGAAGAGAAGCTTTTGGAGCATCTCGGCAAACGCCTGAGCCTCGGCCTCGTTGCCGATCTCCTCAGCGCTTTCTTGATGCGCCTTGATCTTCTGAAGCTTGTCCAGAATCCTCTCTTTTGTCATGTGATGAACCCTCATCAGGCCCGTCGATTCGGGCGACCGCCGGATCGCCGGCGGTTTCTAGGTTCAGATCGATCGAATGTTCTTGAAATCCACTTCCACGGTGCCATCCGGCTCTTCGTCCCCGGTGAGATACGCGTCTTCGATTTTCACGCGAGCCCACGCCCAGGGTGTGCCCACTTCTCCGACTTCAACGACGATCCCGAATGCTTCCGGGAAATCCTCATCGATTGATGGAAGATGAACTCGTTGTCCGATTTCAAACATGATGAACCCTCATCAGGCCCGTCGATTCGGGCGACCGCCCGGAGGCGGTTTCTAGGTTCCGAGATACAGATCCAGGTTATCCATCCCGGATCCGTCGTCCTTGAGATCGATTTTTACGATCTCGCTTCCGGTCTGGGAGAAGACACACACGGTGTCGCAATCCCGGCCATCGGCTTCGAGAAGCCGCTTGGCATCCAGAAGCTTCTGGATGATCTCGTTCAAAGTCATGTGATGAACCCTCATCAGGCCCGTCGATTCGGGCGACCGCCCACGATGGGCGGTTTCTAGGTTCCGATCACGCCGCGACGACGTAGTTCCGATCCAGCTTCTTTTCGATCTTCTCTTCCAAGAAGCACTGAGCAGACCGCGGATCGACGAATTCAAACACACGAATCTGGCCCTTCGTTCCGATCTTGCCGAAGCGAACGATGACGTTCGCATTCCAGCGGTGGATCGTGTAGAACGCGTTGCGGGTGGTCGTGTTGATCAGTTTCATGTGATGAACCCTCATCAGGCCCGTCAATTCGGGCGACCGTCCTCCCGAAGGAGGACGGTTTCGTGGTTCACTACTTCTTCGACTTCTTCTCGACCGGCTTCTCGACCGGCTTGATCTCTTCGACGACGACGACCGGCTCCGGAACCGGCTCGGGCGCCGGTGTCGGTTCGACGACAGCGACGACAGGCGGCGCCGGGATCTCCGAAAACGCCGACTTCAGCGTCCGCGGGGCTTCGATCCAACCCTTCGCGAGCGCCGCGGAGCGGAGCGTTTCGAAGGACTTCTGCGCTTCCGATGCCTGATCGAGCGAGAAGCTTTCACGGCATCCCGTGGCCAGCTTCTCACCGGCGATCCGACGCTTGACCGAGATCTGAATCGCCTTCTTTCCCTTCTTCAGAGAAACGACGAGCATCGATCCGGCGTTGTTGAAGCGCGCGTGCGTGGTCTTCATGATTTGAACCCTCATCAGGCGGGTAAATTCCCGCGACCGGCCATCGGCCGGTTTCTAGGTTCATTCATCCATCTTCTCAAATCTTCGCGTCGCCCGCGGGTTCTCGCGGGTAGTAATGGTTGACCAGACCATCCGCCTCCTCCCCTAAGGGTTTCAAGCTGGCTCCAGAAGTCACAGGCGCGTCGCATCTCTGCGTTCCCGTTAACTTGGGCACCAAACTTTCGGCGCATCGAACCGGGAGTTTTCTGGGCGCTTCAGCTATTGCTTCAACAGGCGGCCCCGTCACCCGACTCGGTTAGTTACCTAAACCGTAAGCGGCCCGCCTACTAACCCGGCCCGCCCCGGCCCCGCGACTAACAAATTCATCCTACCGCGCCTATCCCCGTCTGTAAAGTTATTCCTACTTTTACTCGGGTTTTATCGAACCGGCCCCGGCGGCCCCGTCCGGCGCTACCCGTAACCTATTGACTAGTATACTACTTACGGGCCTGAACCCGTTAACCCCTTACCTATCAGCTACTTACGGCCGCCGCCCACGTTTTTACGCCTAAAATCGCGGATTACCCGGCCCGCCCCGGCCCGCCCCGGCCCGCCCCGGCCGTAACCCCTAGACCCGGCTAGGGTTAGGCCCAGGCGGCCCCAGGCGGCCCCAGGCGGCCCCAGGCGGCCCCAGGCGGCCCCAGGCGGCCCCAGGCGGCCCCAGGCGGCCCAGGCGGCCCCAGGCGGCCCCAGGCGGCCCCAGGCGGCCCCAGGCGGCCCAGGCGGCCCCAGGCGGCCCCGGTAACGGTATTGTAACCCAGGCGGCCCCAGGCGGCCCCAGGCGGCCCCAGGCGGCCCAGGCGGCCCCAGGCGGCCCCAGGCGGCCCAGGCG